TCCTCAAGTGTTTCAGCATGAATGCCTATTACATATGTAGTTTGGCGAATCCCATTTTTATTTAATATAAATACATAATCCATATTATTCCCTCCTATACACCAACTACGCACCACTCAATAATAGAATCTGGTTTCAACATTGTTTGATAACTAGAATGTACTGCATATCTCATATCAGTTAGTGATTCTCGTCTTACAAGAACGCTGGCGCTTGAATTCCCCCAAAATAATGAGGTATCACTAGCAATAATTCCAAAGCTATGAAATAAGCATTTTGATTTAAAGGCAATAGGGAATACAACTCTGCTTGTAGTACCATCTAAATTATTTACATCGAACTGTTTCTGTTCGCCGGCTTGTTTACGTCCCCCTTGAACAATTAAATTACCATATTGTTTGCCGAGGCAGATATACCAAGAATTAACATTTGAGAAGTCAAAGCGTATTCCGAGTTCAGTTTTCTTTGACTCGATAGCTTTAATTACATCGTCAGCATCCTTGATTTTTAAGTTACTTAACAGGGCTTTTACTAACTGTAATGATGTAGCTTTAGCCAATACATCGGTATTATCCACATTTGTAATCATGTTATCGACTTTTTGAATAATTGCATTAAACCGATTATCGTGTGAATGTTCATCGGAGTTATGATGAGCGATAGCATCATCTAGTTGTTCATAAGTAATATACAGATGACTTTGATAATTCACTTGAACAACAGCATCACCTACCCCTAATTGAATACCTAGCATTTTTTCATCAACACTTGTATTAGGAGGAATATAACTAGCATTAGAACCAGCATTAGTATAAGCAAATAATTGTTCTTCGCCTTCTTCACCGAGTTTAGCGAACAAGCCTAATTCTCTTGCAAAGAACCCTGCTGTCAATTCACTATTGCTAACAGTAGATACAGCTTCAATTTCACCATTTCCTAGGTGCTTAATTTTAGGAATATTTCCGTTTAATAAGCTATGTTTTAACCCTGTCATAGTTTCGATTGTTTCACCATTTAACAGGCCATCACCTAATGAAATTTTAGTAAATATGATTGCAGATTGAGTCCTGATTGACTCCGTAACCATATTTTTACCTTGATTGGTAGTTACAATTCTTCCGTAATCGCTCATTGATTACCTCCATATATTTTAATTTTATCAACATTAATAAGTACCATTCCGATTTTAGGCTGTCCTGATGCACGAATAAATGGATCGCTTTTAGCGTATTTTACAATTTGCTTATCAAATACGTTAACAACGCCACCAATATAAATATGAGTATTTGCTTGATACAACTCCGCCACAACATACGTCAAATGAGCTGGCTTGTATTTATTAACTAGCTCACGAACCTTTTCAACATAAGCAGCTACATCTAATGCAACTTTAAATTCATTAGGATTAGTGTTTTCTAAAACATGCGCACCACATACAGGAACTACTTGATTAATAATAGTTTCAAGCTGCTTAACGGTAATTGTTTTAGTTCCTTGAATTTTTACTAACAGATTTTGCCTGCGTTGCTTTATCGTCAAATGCTTATTCGTTTTAATGCCATATACCCTTTCCCAATCAGAAAGGCCCCATGTAGCACTTTCAACAAACAACTGCTTGCATATATCGATAATTAACAGCCTTTGCTTTTCGTGTTCCTCGCTTAAAGCGTCTTCAGTAGCTTTAAATGAACCATCATTTTTAAGAAATTTAGGCAGATAGCGAAGCACATCAACTTTATAAGTCCTTAATAGTTCAAATATCATTGTATATTCACCTCGCCTAATGTCGGCAAATCTTCATTATTAATAACAATGCTTTTATCATCGTTGTTAATTCGCAAGTTTTGATAATCAATAGCGCCTGCGTCAATAATAAAACTACCTACTTTTGCAATCGATAATTTATTAATTTCACCGTTATTAATGACTGACTTTTCAAGATCTATTAAATAGTCATTCATCATTTCCTTGAATTTGTCTAATACAAAGCCTTTACCCTCGATAGTAGCCGTTACATTAATTACTTTAGGGGTTGCACTAACTACAGTTACCATAGCACCCATAGGGCGAACACTTTCAATATACTCTCTAACCGCTGTAATAAGTTCAGTAGAGGCTTGTTTAAATTCAGAGTTAATGATAATGACCTTAACACTACCAGGACCATTCCATGTAGGTATGATTTTCACACCCCCTACACCAGGAACAGACATAGCCCATTCATAATAGTGCATTTTATTGCCGGATGTACCAGGATAGCGAACATGCAATAAATATCGTTCGCGTAAATTATCGTCGCTTTCTTCTTCGAAACCGTCTTTTGTTGGTCGTGTATTGATAACGCTATTAATACCAGGAATTGACATCGGAATTGTATCAATCGTATTTGCTGCTACATTACCACTATTACCAGTCTCAACGGCTTGAACCTTAACTTCTTGACTACTATTAATCGTTACAGTTTCTAACGTTTCAAATAGTACTCCGCCAGCGGTAGAAAATTGACTACCTTTAGGCAATACTCCATTGCCTTTAACAGTAATAGATCCTATCGCATTTGTAGCTACCTTTCGAATGATACCAGCTTCTTTAGCACGCATAGTTAAGAAATCGCCATATGATGTATCCGCAAACGCTACTTTGTAAAGTTCGCCTAATTCAACATAGGTCTTCATGAACTCAATAGCGTTAGATGAAAATACATCATATTCAAATGTCCCCTCAAATTTACTCATCGGAAGTTGCGATTGTAATTGGAGGCTTTTTAAAATTTCGTCTGATGTTGGAATATTAAACATTGATATTAATACCTCCATATATCGTTGTTAATTCAATTTGACAATCGACCTTATCACCGTTCGCATTAAACTCGATACTATCAATCGACTTAATATAAGGGTTAACCATAAGACATTCTATAATCACTCGTTTAAGTTCTGAATAGCGTTCGCCAACGCTCATGACTTTACCTATGAACGGCTTTAACTCAATACCATATCGAGTAGAATATGCTAGGTATTGATTGCGTTCGGTTTTGAGTGCTTTGTACACCCAAATTTTCAACGCTTCATCACCCTCGAGGGCAACACGTTTACCGCTTGAGTTATATTGAAATGTATCGTTTTCAAAATCCCAATCATATTCACGGAATAATGGTAGTTCACTTTGACTAGACTCGACTGTACGAGTTAACCCTGCAAAAGGATATTCTTCGCTCATAGTTTCACCACCTTTTGACCGATGTAATAAAGCTGTTCGCCTTGTCCATATACTGGAAATACAGTTACTTCATCACCTACTCGCAAGGTATCAGTCATATTAATAGTATCGGTATAGTCATTGTGGATAGCATGCGTATGACTAGCAAATTCTGCATATCCGCCACCACCTGATCGTGGTTGTGTTTCGCTTATGATGTGTCCTTCAGCTTCACGATGATGACCTGGCTTCCAATAGTCATTTAGGTATATTTGCTCGTTGGTAATATCGATATTATCTACACGAATTACCAGGTTAGGAAATGGTGATGTTACTAAGCCAATACGCATGCCCATAGGTTGTTCACCTTTAGCTATTCCGTGAATTGTATCAACCATTTTAGCCATCGAATGTGCAGCACTAGGAATATCATTCAACATAATGAATTTCTACCTTTCTTTTAGTTGATTTTCGAGTAGACCTTCGACCTTTACCTTTAGGAGTTTTATTATTCTTTTTAGCCTCGCGCTCCTGGCGTTTCTTTTCTTTAGCTTCTAAGGAATGGTCTACCTTTTCTTTAGTCATAAGATTTTCAAATTCAATCTCGAGTTTCATAGTATGTTGACCGTTTTTGAAATCATGAGTATCACTCTTGATCCAGAACTTACCACTTAACTCGGTAATCACATCTCTGATTTCAACAGAATACGAGGATAATGCGTCATAATCGCCTAAACAATCAATCACGCCAGTCCGTTCAGGTTTTTTAAATATATCCTTTACTTCATCAGCTGTGTTTTTGTTTTTACTTTCCTTATAGACTGCTTGTATCATAGAGTAGCGTTGAATTTGGTCGTCTTTACTTTCATATCTAACAAAGTTACCTTTATCATCAACAATCATGACTTTATTAATCATGTTCTCAATCGATTCTTTAAATGACGAGTCAGTAATATTCCTGTATTGGTCTATTACTAGCCCCTCAATCAATGAACCTTTCTCTATGACGTCAAGTTCATCACCTTCCATCATAGCTTGATATTTTTTATTGGTCTTTTTAGCGGCCTCTGTATAAGCCATAAGTATGATTTGATAACCTGACTTATTATTAGCGATAAAAGTTATCTTTTCTTTGGTTTCAGCAAGGTTACCTACTTTAATTCCCATTTCCTTACATACAGCCTTTGCTATATCTTCAGCGGTCATATTGGTGAATTTACGAGTAGTCTTTGATTTACTTAATATAAACATGTTGTCATAACAGGTTACTGTAATTCGTGATGCAGATGTTTTGCGTTCGGTGGTATATATATTACCTACGAATTGCACATCGCCATCTTCTGAGTACCCTTTAATTGTTTCGCCAATACTTACAGGATAGATAGGCCAGTTCGGATCACGTGGTTCTTGTACTAACACAAATTCAAGTTTTCTAGCTGCTTGAATACGAGAACCGGACCAGGTAACATGCTCGACTAAATGAGTTATATCATTTTCAACAGGAACTTTTTTCTCTTCGCCAGTCTTTTCGTCTTTAACTGTTTTAGTGCCAATATGTTTAATTATCATATTATTTCACCTTCAACTTTCTAAGCTGACTAAGATTATTAATCGCTAAATTCTTTAGGTCATTTGATTGGATAATGCGTTCATAATGACGATAATTGCCATATGATTTCTTAGCTGCATCCAACACATCAGAACCTTTACTGAACAATGTTGCTGTTTTAGGTTTTTGAGCAACAGAAGGTCTATCTTTTAAACCAGTCGTTTCATCAACTGGTTTATCATCCCCAGTTGCAGGCGTGTTAAGGTCTTTATGCTCTTTAAATGTTAACGTGTAATACATATCCCCTGTATTTTCCTGTTTCTTATATGGGAACGACTCGATTCCCATCATTAAATTAATAGGACCATCGCTTATGATGACCCTAACAGGTTTCTTTGATGTTTTCCACTTTTCTATGAGGTTAATAATTTCAATAGGCTTACGCTTATCGCCAACAATAAACGGATAATCTTTCGCTGGAAAAAATCCTTCGAATGATAATGTTTTGAGTTTAGGATTTCCAAATAAAAGCACCTCACCTATTTGAGTAATATCAACAGTTTTATTTCCCTGTTCATTGCCAACCTCATATTTAACTGGAGTAACAGGAAGCACTAACTTTTCTTCATCTTGCGAAATGATGATAGTTGGTAGCTCCCTTGCCCCTTTACCAAATGCAAATGATAAAAGCGATAAGGCACGCCCTATACCGCTAACGAACTTTGACATGCCTATACACCTCCATAATTTGTTTCAGCAGCCCCAAACATCGAGAATAAAGAATGAGCGATACGGTCTATATCAGCTTCTTCTCTAACAACAAAAGTATTTCCTGTTACGGTGTAATTATTACCACCGCCACCAGCTCCGCTAAATTCTTTGGATAACATTTTTTCGGTAGTCGCATGAGGATAAATTCTAGATCCACTAGGTAGGTCTACAATTTCACCGCCACGTTCATTAATTTCAGTCCAGCCGCCGCCGAAGTAATTTGTACCAGTAGCATGGCCTGTTAAGCCTGTAATTTGTGCGCCCCTTGATTGTGCAGCACTTAACGCATTACCCAAACCGCTAAATACTTCACTTGCTTTGGCTTTTAATGGTCCCCAAACGTTTGCGTCGAACCAACCAGCCACGGCACCCCAAATGCCTTTAATTGATTCCCAAGCACCGCTAAAGAACCCAGTAACGCTATCCAACATACTGCTAGCATAGCTTTTAATAGGCTCCCAAATGTTACTGTTAAACCAATCGGCAACAGGCCTAAATATTGTAGATATTGAGTCCCAAGCAAATCCAAATAGTCCTGCGATTGTATTAACAACAGGAGTGCAAGTATCAACAATGCTATTCCATTTATCTGAGAACCATTCTGTTATGCCGTCAAGGTTATTTGTAATTCCGTCAAATATCTCTTGACCGAACTGTTCCCCAAATATTGCACCACCGATACCACCTAATGCACCACCGATAGCACCGCCAACGGCCGTTCCTGCACCAGGAATTATAGAACCTAAAGCAGCGCCACCCATAGCACCTAATTTCGCTCCGGCTAAACCGCCGGCAAGACTACCGCCTAAACCAACTCCAGCACGAGCTTTATTATCACTTGTAGCTAAGTCGTATGCGCCCATAGCTAATGCTAATGGAAGAGCGATTTTGCCACCTATTTTTGTTAATCTTCTACCAACTGCTCCGGCACCTTTACCTACTTTGCCAACGGTTCCAACTCCAGCACCTTGCGCACCGCCTAACATTCGATTCGCTATAAGAGTTACATTTAAGGCGTTTATAGTCATATCACTGGCAGAACTACCACCAGGACCATCTATAGAGCCGCCCTTTGTACCTCTAAATAAACCAAAAGCACCTCGACCGGCTTTAAAAACACCTATTCCGGTTACTGCTAATGCAGCTGCAGATAAAATAGAAGGAAGTCCTTCCATTTTTAACGTTTGACCTACTAATTCTTTGATAGCGGAAGTTATTCCGTCAAGCACGCTTCGAATAGTAATGCCGTTAGTTTCAAAGTTTTCGGTTAAACCTACAAACCAGTTGTCGATACCTTGTACAATATCTCTAAAACCGCCAATGCTACCACTCATTAATTTAGTAGTGAACGAATCCCAGTCGCCTGATAGTTGTTCCAAGTCGCCTTTTAAGTTATCCATACGGATCTTCGCCATTCGTTCGGCAGCCCCATTTGAGTTGTCGATAGCCTCTGCCAACTTATCGAAATCACCATCCGACGAGTTAACTAATGCCAATAACCCTGACATAGCTTCTTGACCTGCAAGCATACCAGCTACCGCCGCTTTACTTTCCGGAGTTAATTTTTTCATACCTTCGCGAATGTCGGCGATAATATCTCTAAATGGTTTCATCTTGCCGTTTGAATCTGTAATGCTAAGACCTAATATATCCATTGCTCGCCCTGACTCTTTTGTCGGTTTAACTAATCGAGTCATCATAGAACGGAGCGATGTACCAGCTTCGGAGGCTTTAATGCCTTGGTTAGCCATAAGACCTACAGCAAGAGCAGTATCTTGAATACTAAACCCTAATGCACCTGCTACTGGAGCAGCGTATTTAAACGTTTGACCCATCATAGCAACGTTGGTATTTGAGTTAGTAGCCGCTGCTGCTAACACGTCAGCAAACATAGCAGAGTCTCGTGCTTGTAAACCAAATGCAGATAAGCTATCAGTTACAATATCAGAAGTCATAGCAAGATCTTCACCGGATGCGGCCGCTAAGTTCATAATACCGGCAATACCGCCTATCATGTCTTCAGTTTTCCAACCAGCCATGCTCATATACTTAAATGCTTGTGCAGATTCTAAAGCACTAAATTTTGTATCGGCGCCCATTTGAATTGCTTTTTCATTCAAGCGTTGGAACTCGTCAGCCGTAGCACCTGAAATCGCTTTTACAGCAGACATTTCTTCTTCAAAATCAGCATAGCCTTTTACAGCGTCGAATATACCAAACCCAATGCCACCCATAGCGGCCATTTGAGCACCTGCACCTAATAAAGCGCCATTTAACTTATTAGAAGCAGCACCAACAGCACCAGTCATTTTTTGTTTAACTGCTACCGTAGCGGTGTATACTTTACCTTTAAAGCCATTTAATTGAGATTGTACTTGACTGATTGTAGAGCTTGCATTGTTTTTAGCTTTAATATTAACGGATACATTACTTCCAGCTTGTTTTAACTTTGTAATGCTACTCGTTGCACTTTGTGCAGCTTGTTGCACCCCTTTAACAGAGCTTGTAGCCGTACTCATATTTCTACTAGCAGACGAAATAGCAGGAGACAAACCAGTAGTTGATTTAACTAAACCTTGCAATGATTGCTGGGCTTGCTGTATTCCTTTTGTAAACCCTCTATCATTAAGAGAGAGTTCAACGCTTAATTTTTGTGTATCAGCCACCTAGTACCTCCCTTAAAGCAATTTTAGCAACTTCAATACGTTCTTTTCGCTCTTTGTCCATTGCTACACGGCACATAATTTTCTCCATAGTAGTTAGGTTAAAGAAATAATCAAACGTATGGCCTTTTAAAACTAAGTAGGCGGCCGTAGCCGCCTCCCAGTCTTCTTCTATTACTTTTTTGCTTCATCAATAATAGCGTGGTTGAGTTTCTTACCAGCGCCTACAGATTCAATCAATACAGTACTAATCGCTTTAACTTCACCAACATCAAATACTTTATCAACGATGTCCATAGGTTCAACGCATTCATAGGCTTGTTGCAATTCTTTGTCTTTCAAGTTAGGCTCAACAATACAGTTATACACCACATATTGGTCGTTATCGCTTTCGAGACCTAGGGCTTCCGCCATAATAGAAGCAGTAGGTTTTTTCGCTACTACTTCACCAATGGAAGTTTCAATAGTTAATTTTTGTGCTTTACGAGCATTAATTTCTTCACGTTTAGCGATTAGTTCATTAATAGAAATAGACATAGTTAATTTCCTTTCAATTAGTCAATAGATTCCATGAATTGTGCATCTTCAGGAGTGAAGCCAAAAGGTAATTCAGTTTCAACAACTTTACCTTTTTCAAAATTCATAAGTGGAATTTTAGTAAACCAAACATTATCAATCGTGATACGTTCTTTTTGACCGTCCACTGCGTCAGGATCATCAAGTAAACCGATAAGAGTAGTTCGAGGGTCGTGGCCTGCACTCCATTCTTCTAACAATTTACGATGATTGCGGTTGATAACGTTTTTGATTTTGATTGTGCCTTCGCCTTTGAGCGCTGTTACCTTGCTATCAACAGAGTTGCCGATGATTACGTCTTCACGTTGAGAATCAACGCTAGCTTCAAAACTTTCAATTTCAAATACCAACTCACCGTCAAGCCACAATTTGCCATGAGAGCCGTTCCAGCGACGGCGACCACGGAATTTAACGTCTTCAGCAGCACGAGCGAACGTTTGTAAATCAAATGTAAATTTGTCTTTATTCATGCTTGTATTCCTTTCTGTTACATTGTGAATGTAATCTTCAAATCTTCCATAGCATCTACGAATTTAACTTTGCCGGATAAACCGATTTGAGAACCAGTGTTGTATTCGCGAATTTGCATATTAGTCATTTGAGATACATCCTCGCCTTTAATAATTGCGTAGTCTTTTTGGAATTGGAAGTCGATATCTACTGTGTTACCTGCTCGGCTATCAAGCACGTTACCAGCCAATTGACCAAAGTAAACCATAATTGCTGCTACGAATAGCATTTTGTGGTCGTAGTCATTGATGTATTTACCAACATAGTATTTTTTAAAGGTATCGCGAATATCGTCAGTAACCATATCAACGCCTTCAACGATTTTGATTTTACGGAATTCTTCGCCTTTATCGGTTGTGAATGTTTGCAAAGAGTTGCAAGCACGAGCAATTTTAACACCTTCACCATCTTCTTCGTCGAATAAGTGTAATTCGCCGTGGTCGATGCGATCATTCAAATCTTCGTACACCTTAACAGACTCAACTTCTGTCAATTTGTAATACGTTGCAGAACGGTCTAATGCCAAGCCTGCTAAAATACCAGCGATACGAGCTGTATATTCAATTGGAGTATATGTTTTATAAGTGGTTTTACCTGCTGTATTTTTACCTGTAGCAACTTTAATTTCTTCGGTACAGAAATTAATAACACCGTCAAAGTCTGCTGCTACACCGCCAACAACCGCTTTAACAGTTTTACGACTGTTATTTCGTTCTGCTTTAATGTAGGACGCCAAATCTTGTTGGTCTTGAACAGTACCAGTAGGAGCTGCGATGTAGTTATAGCGAATATGCTTCAACTGTTTTAACAATGTAGCCTGTGTATTTTTAGGTGCTTGAACGCTTGCTTTAGGTAATGTGTATACCAAGATGCGTAAAGGAGTACCGTCAAGACATTTCTTGATAAGATCCGTACTTGCTTCATCAAATACACCTTCAGGAATTTCAGATACATCAGAAATTTTATATTTATTTGATGTGTCAGTGCTTTCGCATTTCAAGATCAATACAACCACGCCACGTGCAGAACGTTTAATCGCTGTAATGCCTTTGGTTTTAAAGTCAATTAAGACCTGTGGTAAGCCAAATTTTTCGGTTTCGTTAGCCATTAGTTACCTCCTCGGTTAAATTAATACCATTAAGGCTAAAAGTAATAGTTTGAGCGACTTCATTTCGAATGAAACCTACTTCTTCATCTGTGAATGCGTCCTCAAATTCTAGGTTAAAGATAAAGTGCAATACTTCATCTATGAATGTATGTTCAAAGTCGTTAATAGTAATGTATCTATCATCGACTTTAAGCACTGGTCTAAATAAGCACTCTAAACTATCAGACATTTCATATAGTTCAGAGCGTTTAATTCGTCCGTATTTATCCTCAATAGGTCTAAAGGTTATATCAACCTGTACAGTCCTATCAAAGTATGTATAATCACCAACACCGGACCGGACGAACATTTCGATATAAAAATAAGGTGCATTCGACTTTTCTATGTTGTCGAAATACACCTTATAATTAGGATATTTACTTTTTAACAGCTCGACTAGAGCTTTCTGTATCGCCCTTAATTTAATCATTGGTTAAGTTCCTTAATATAATTCTCGCATTCCTAGCGAATTGACTGCGCATGCCAACTATTGAGCGATGTAGCATTTTACATCCTTTAACATACCCACCGTTGCGTGTACGATGTCCATATTCTACATGGTTTGCATACTCGGTATTGTTATAAACCTCAACTTTTCCATCAATAACATTTGTTCGATGCCATGATTTTCGTAATATGCCTGTATCAATAGGAGTTTTCATTTTAACATCGTTAATCATGAGTTCAGCACTTTGCGCGAGTACTGTGTCAACATGTTCAGGATACTCACCTAATGAATCGGAGAACTTTTGAATGAGTTCATCAAACCCTGTTAACTTAACCCCCATTATGCTTCACCGTCTTTCAATAACTTAATTTCTTGATGTGTCATATATTTAAACGGCGTATCAGCACGCATAACAAACGATTGACCCTCGTGTGAAATAGAGATTATGTCATTAGGCTTAACATCATATTCAGGCGATAAGCACAAACGCAATCTATCGCTTAATGTAAATGTGCCGTCTGTTTCAGTTCCATTAGCACTAGATTGACCTGTTTGACCTAATCTACATGGAACATCGCTATATACCGCTGTTAATTCGTACACATCAGCACCTATATCATCAGTAGTTGCCATTTGCCGTGAGATTGTACAGGTATCTTTGTACATAATATCCACAAGCAGTTTTCCATATGCATTAGCCATTCGACCACACCACTTTTCTATATAAGTTTAGTTTAGTACGAATGCTTTCAAAGTCCTTTTCGCTAATACAGCCAATAGGAGATACGTCCTCAACAGCCCACGTGAATTCTACATCGTTTTCTTTTAACGATTTAAGAGGGCTATGCGTATCACTGAACTTATCTTTGATATACTTAACAGCTAATTCAGAAGCAGTATAAATCAATGTTCTTGGAAAGTCCGTTCTATGGCAGTAGTCCATACAATCAAGGATAAACTTTTCTGCGAATACATCTAAATATGTATCATAATTCACGTTGTTTAGACTGCTAATAGCTGATACAAGGCGATGAGTAGCGTCAATAATGCCTTTCTTCGCATCGTCAAAATCTAGATATTTAACGTTCCCCATAGTTCACCTCCTTTTTTTGCATTAAAAAAGCACCCTTTTTATTTGGGTGCTTATGCAACATGATCCGCAATATATTTTCTGTAAGCCTTAGAACTACCCTCTAGCAAATGTAAGAAATAATTAACAGCTTCTTGTTCATCTGCTATATCTCGCTGTTCAAAAACTTCATTTTTTTCAGTCCAATATACAGAAAACCCTTTAGGAATTCTTTCGATAATGATTGTACCTGGCACAATGGGTGTATGACTGTTATCAATATTATATGAGCTTTCAGGTATGTCGATTTTTAGCAATAAAGCCTTAGCTTCTTTAATTGTCATACTAATCAACCTCCTTCAAATAGCCTTCATCTAAATAATACTGAATACTTTCTTCGGTTTTATACTGAATTCCGCCACCAACTTTATTAAACGCTGGTGCAATAACGCTAGTTTGTACTGGTAGTGGCTTAACAACTATATACTGATGTTCAGTATCAGAGTATTCTGCTTCAGTATAAGGCATAGCCCTATTTACGAATGGCGTTCCTACCGGTGCAGTATATTTCCCTGTGGTTCTACCATATCGAGTTATTTTAGTTCCTACCGCCAATATTTCAGGCCAAGTTTTACCGATTGCACCATCATTAGTAGGATACAAAGGAAACTCTTGCCCATTTGAATCTGGGTCGGAAAACCATCTTTTTTCCTTATCTTTACCTAAAGTATAACCAAGCTCTTCAAACTCTTCAAGAGCTTTTTTATGGTACTTTAATCTACTAGCATTTAATTCTTGTAAAACAACCAATTTTAAGAAAGAATCTGATGCAGGTATAAGGTTTTTACGCATTCGCTCATGCTCCGTCAAATTAGGTTCATCAAAGAATTGAATGGCCGCATTAACTCTTTTTTCACCCATTTCAACGTTAATTAAATCCTGTGCTTTCCTAATGGCTATTTCATTTCCCTTGCTAGTAGTAGTTAATGGTTTAAGTTCACGTCGCCATTCGGTAAACGATTTTGACTTATCAACATATACTGCTTTCCAGTTGTCATAGTCCATATTGCGAGGCACTTTCTCGTATCGTGTAGGCTCGTTCTTATTAGCTTTTTCCATTTTAACAGTACGAGAACCGCTAGTCGCTTTTTTATCTATTGTACCTGCAATTGTGGATCTACATCGCGGATGTAGAGGCGGAACATTCGTTCCTACTTCAGCATCGGCAACAGGATATATATTGTTATCGTGTTCACGGCAAATTGAGGATGTTCTCTTGTCAATCGTAGCTATGAATTGAAAGTACTCCATATTAGCAGACTTCAAAGAGTCTAATGTAGCTTGATTATGAACATAGTTGAGTTCAGTCCTAACCAGTCTAACAGCGTTATTCTTTGATACGTTCATACGCTCTTGAACTTCTTTAGCTAGCTTTTCGACTGATGTTCCTCGATGTACATTATTAACTACAACCTCTTGAATAGTCTTTGATAGCTTATCGGAGTTATCCCAAATGCGAGTACTATAATTCTTACCACTCCACGGAGTGCGTAACACGCTTTCAACATGTTTGTTATCAACAGCAACGCCTAAAGGGCCTTGCCCTCGTTTTGCTAGTTCATATGCAGAATGTAACCGATTATCTTTGTATGCAGACTTTAGAAAGCCTGTAATCGATGCATTTGTCTTTTGCCCTAGCTTATCTATCTCAATAAGGGTATCGCCATACAACTTATCGAGCCTTGATATACGAGAACGCATGGAAAGAGTATTTAATTCCAGTAACGTTTTAGGATTACCAGTTTCTTTATACTCTTTCATGTACTCTTCAACGTCTTTTTTCCAGGTTCTAAACTCAGGACCATTGATTAACTTTTTAGCTTCGGCAATAGATATACCATTATCATTAGCAAATTTTCCATAAATCTGTTCAATGTTAGCTTGAATGCGTTGAGCTGACCGTTCATATTGAGCAGCAAGCTCTTTTTCTACGGCTTCCTGGCTCTTCTTATTCCATTCTTCCTCGCGTTCAGTACTTCTCCTAGCCCAATATGAATCAGCGCCCATAATTACACCCCTTAACCTAATTTATGCGTGAATTTAACAATGCGAATTTGTTTAGGTTCGTATACACGTTTCCAGTTGAGTGCATCTTTTAACTCAGTACGAGATACAGACTCAGCATGAGCACGAGTTTTATTTTGCCATGCTACCCCACGTGGATGCATGATAAATGCTTTACGCATAATCAAGTAGTCAACACCAGAACCTTTCTTTTCGTCGCGGTCTACGGCTGCTTGTTTTAAACCTACAGGATTGCCTACACCAAATGCGATAGCACCTTCACCAAACAAGTAAGTAGTGTACTTATCTGTATCAACAGGGCAACCATCATCAACGATTACACGTCGGCCCATGTAAGTATCAAAAGATACTGCATCAGATTGACGGATCGTTTGAATTAAGTTCAATTTATCAAGATAAGATTTTGTAGCGGAGTGCATAACAACTGCTGTTAAAGAGTTGCGAGCGTCGCCCATAAGTTGCATTGCATCGATGAACGCTTCGCCGGAAAAGTTAGCAGCTTTTCCGCTTTTACTGGAAATATCTAAAATATGGTCTGTCATGCTAGTAGATGCAAATACACCATCAAGAATATTCAACAATTCCTTTTGGTGGTCGCGAGCCCAAAAACCTGCAGCTAAATCACCGATAGCTTTCATAGGATCAGTACCAGCTAATTGAGCAGCCAAGTCTGTGGAGCTCCACATTTTAGCACGTCGAATAGTAGTAGACGTATCTTGATTGGATGTGATTTTTGCTGCTGTAAGGTCTTGACCTTCGATTACATCTTCAGAGTCGCCAGTTAAATCATTAAAGAATGGCATGTTATGTACTTGTGCTGGTTCACTTGCTAATTGGTCGAATCGAGAATCACGAGTGATAATGCCAGATTGGAAAATAGCGGACAATTCAGCCGTACGATTTACAACATAATTCGCAAAGAACGGCGTAGGGTTAATAATGTCTTGTAAAGTTGTTCCCATTAGTTACCTCCTAGGGTTAGAAATTAATTTCAACACCTGCTTCACTTGCTAATTGTTTAGCTTTAACAGGGTCTTTAGAATATAATTCCGCTTGTTGCGTTAGATTGTAATGTTCTTTAGCGAATGGATTGTTTGTAGGCGTACCGCTTCCCTTGTTAGGGTCATATTTGAATTTAGGGTCGCCTTCCGGTTTGAATAAGAATGATTTATTGGTTTTTAATTCTTTTAATTGTTCATTCAAACCAGTTACTTTGCCATCTTCACCAAGAATGAGTTTAGACTTATCAATCAAGTTAGCTACGAGTTCAGCGTCCTGAGCTGTATCACCGATTGCTAATTGAACAGCAGTAGATATTTTTAAATTCTTCAAATCTTGCTCTGCTTTTAAAGCATTAGCTTTATTTTCAGCTTGCAGTTTAGTGATTTTATCTTTAAGAGTTGTAATATCACCCTCGCTGTCCTTTAATGTCTTTAACTGCTTATCACGGTCTGCAACAGTGGTTTCAAGGTTTTTCTTTTCCGCGATAACCTCGTTAAATCGCGATTTAGGTACATATTCACCATCCAAGAATGCTTTGAATTCTTGCGTTGCGTTTTCGATTTTATCTTCCGCAATGCCTAATTTTTGTAATAATTCTTTCAGTGTCATGTAATGTCTCCTATCCGGTTTTTACCGTGGTTTACCTGCCACGAGTTACTAGAGATTAAATTTATATATATGACTATTGGTCTTCGTGTTCATCATCGTCATGGTCGTTCATAGAGCCATCGTCATGATGTTCATGTTGCCAATCATCATAAATACCATTGTTAGATTCTGCCTCTTCGGCTTCAATTTGTTTAAGTTCCTCGTTTACATCTTCAACGAATGGGTGATGAGCGAGAATACTACGTTTAGATACAACTCCCATAGATTGAGAGCACATGTTAACTAAATCACTATCATTCTTAACCGATGTACGAGTCCATGTTTGATTGATGGTTACCTTTTCATTACCATGAAATTTGCAAATAGCACGGATAAGTTGATTAAATCCTAACTGAAATTCTGTTTCCATCATGCCAGCTTTTAATTCGAGCAACGTATACAAGAACTTCATCGCCTCGCCACTCGTTCCGTCTAATCCTTGTTGCTGTGGATCCACACCTTGGCCCATATCAAAGATAGCTTTACGAGTGATATCAAGTAGTGCCTTGCGTGCTTCAATCGGAATATCAATCGTTAATGTAGAAATGCCGCTTTTATCATCAGGACCAGTAGAGTCCATTTGAATTGCCTTATATTTCTTCATTCCGTTTAAAAACTCGGCTAAATCTTCACCGCCATAGTTAGTTAGTACAAAAATGACCTCTTGCACATCCTCAAGGTCATTTAAGAAACCGCTGTATGTTTTGTCATACACATCAATCAACTTCTTAATACGGTTTAAATCAGGTGTATATGTAGCATTGTTAGCAAACGGAATAAAAGGAACTGCTCCCATATCATGTGGCATAGTATCGACTTCAACCATAGTACCAGTAGGGTCAATCATCGCAAACGCTAAATAAGGTTGGAGCTGGTCTACTACATCACCACTTCGAATAGAAAAGGCTTGTACTTCCTTATCATTCCAAAATTCATAGACAGTAATATTTTCGCCTGCTTCGTTTGTATCCTCATATACCCTAAACACGCCCTCTAATTTAGTATTGATATGATTATTCCATATAGGTACGATTTGAGTCGCTGGAATAGTGGCCCATTGAAAGTTCTTATCTTCATCTATCCAATAATGAACCCAAGCGATACCGCCATTTGTCGCTTTAACGCATAAATCTTTACATTTCTTTTCGTAAGCATCGCCTAAATCTTCAAGAATAGCATCGTTTAACGCGTCATTCTTAACGTCAAATATAGGTGGTGCTGTAAACATGTATGCGGTTTTTTGGTCTACTAATAAAGGGTAAAAAGAATAGGCGATACGATTATCTGCTTGATGCATAGGATTAAACGTGTCGCCTTTTCGTTGTGCCTCTTCCTGGCTTTTTGGTTTTTCTTTTAGGTAGTTAATATCGTTATCCACCATGTAATAGCGTTCAGATACCATCATTTGCGAAATAACATCACCATGTCGAGGTATATGCTTTTTAATTAGCTTTTTAATTAATTCAATATCCAATCTTTCACCTTCCTTATTTCAATATGCGAACACCTTTACGGCCGTCAAAGTCTTCCATAGCGTAACGCATGGCGTCCATTAAATGGTTGAAATCATCTATAGGCTTATTTATCGCATTGTCGAACTTATCTTTATCCCATGTGTAATTACTAATTTCTGTAATGAAATTAACACACCTAGGATGAATAATAATTTTATAGTCCTGGATAATCGAAATGCCGGCACGAATTGAGTCAGGTCCTTTTTTGGCAGCTCTAATTCTAGTGAGGCCAGCCTTGCGTAAATACGCAATCGATTTAGGTTCCGCGCTATCTGCTTTAATTCGTTCTTTGGAATATCCCATTCCGGATACTTTTGACAGAATATCTTCATTGCTCATACCCTTTTCGTACATTTCGTCAAACACATATATCTCTCTTGCGACTGTATCGACCAGGCCGCAAAACAACGTGCTAGGGTCATTGACATACCCAAAGTCCATACCAAAGGCGGAGCGTACACTAGGCCTTATTGATATTTCATGTACATCAAACACTCGCTCTTCCCAATTTTCATATACAAGGCCTTCAACGATACCCCACTCACCAAGGCCAGCCGTTCTATACCGACGAGGGTTTTTCTTCATTTCCTCAAATAGTACTAAATCGGCTTCGCTTAAGAACTCGTTGCACATGTAATTAGTAGTCATGGTTAAAACATTTTTACTAGGCTCGTCAAAAAATCGTTTCTTTAACCAGTGTCTATCAGACCAGGGGTTAAAGGTTAGCACAACCTGGTGATACATTCCTTTAGGTAGCTGACCACGAATACTTTCATCTAAGCGGTCGAATGCATCCTCGCTAGTTATTTCGTACGCTTCCTCTATCCATAGCCTACATAAAGAACCGACTTCAACCGTAATTGATGTAACCTTTAAAGGATCATCAAGGCCACGGAATAATATTTTTTGCCCGGTCGGCTTATAGGTAATTTCTAAAGGTGATGTACTACACTTAAAAAAGTTATCCACCTTTAGGCGGTGTATAGCCCATTTAAGTTGTGCATAACAGCTATCACGCAATGTGCGTTCAACTTTTCGAACCACTAACCAATTAATATTAGGGTTTTCGATAATTTCAGTAATAACCTTGAGTGATTGAGTAGAAGATTTTTTGCTTGCACGGCTTCCCTTTACAGCTTTATACCGCCCTTTAAATCGCCAAAACTCGCCATAATGCTTTCCTACAACGCTAGGGAGATGAACTACTACTTGATTATCTTTAGTCTTCAATTTCATCACCGCCTACAATAATAGGAACGAGGATTTTATTATCTTCTTTTTGTTGTTTAATAACAGCGACTTCATTTTTAAGTTTAGCAATACGAGCCTTTTGTTCTTCAGTAGCTAATTCACTTCGGCATAACTCGTCATACTGCTTAATTAATCGAGCTAAAGTGTCCATTGCCCTTGATTGTGCTTTAAGGAACTTCTCCATACGAATATCCGCTGTGATTGTGTCAACGTGCTTTTCAATTCGTTTAGTGTTCCCAAACTGGTCGCTTTCCTCAACTGTTTGAGTAACGCTTTCAATTTGTTTGTCTGCATTTTCACTTTCGATGAACATTATCTTTTGTGCTCGTATGATAGCAGCATACTTAATACAAATATTCCCCCATAGAATTTCTATAGGGGATATCTCTTCTATTTCTTCAATTACACCAATCATATCGAGTGGTAAGTACTTCGCAAATAAACCATGCTTAACTGAATTTCGGTTTCCTATTGGTGCTCCGCCACTATTACCTAGTGCGTTCTTATTACCAATAGGAGCCCCTACTTTTTTCTTTGGTGCAGGCTTCTTCTTAGGACGTTTCCAACCATGACGCTTGCGCCAAGATTTAACTGTTTCGATTGATACACCGTACTTTTCGGCTATATCTTTATAAGGAATGAATTTCTTATAGTCTTTCTCGGCTGCCTCATAGTTCTTCACATACTCACCACCTGCCCCTCTACCGATACTTATTTAAGTATTTCATTTGATTTGTGTTTGAGTTTTCCATGCTCTCGTATGCACATTCCTCCAACATGCTTTTTAGCGTGTGTGTGAGTTATATACGACTGGCATAAGCCATCATATTCAATAGAATTAGCTGTGCATAGACCTTTTCTATTGTTTAAGCATTTACGCTTAATACAATTAATAACTGTCATTTTAAACTATCAATAAATTCACGTGTTAAATCGTAGTCTCTAATAAATTTACCTTTTTTGGTAGTTGTTACTGTATTAGATCCACGCGATTTAATACCGCGAGCCGTAACGCAACTATGCTTCGCTGTGATATGAATAATTACATCCTCACTACCAGTAGCAATAGAAATAACTTCGGCGATGTCTTCACCAATTTTTTCTTGTAGTTGTAATCGTTTACAGCACATTTCAGCAATGCGAGGAATTTTAGATAACCCAATCACCTTGCCATTAGGAATATATCCTACACTAATATTCATATCGTACATTAACGCCAGGTGATGTTCACACATGGAAAACGCTTCAATATCTTTCACTACAACCATTTGAGAGGTTTTGACTTCAAATGACTTGCCAAATTTTTCGGCAATTTGTTCATTTGTATAGTTCATGCCCTCTAATAGTTCTAAATACATTTTTGCAGCACGTTTAGGCGTTTCAACAATACCTTCACGTGTTAAATCTTCACCAAATCCTCGCAAAAGGAGTTTGATGCCTTGCTCAATCATATCTTGATTCATTATATAGCTAAACTCCTTTCATATCAGGTGGCCAAATAAATTTATGAATTTGTAATTGTAACCTAACACCTTGTAGGTTATACGTTTTCATATAATCAACAATGTCTTTAGGTTCAATCTTGCCAAATACTGGTGATACATAAACTTGTGCTTTGAACTCATTTTCTTCAATGAGTTGACGCATGCGGTTAAGATCTTCAAGGCTACCGACTACGAATTTAATTACGTCGCAGTCCTCTAAATCTTGCAATGCTTCACCATTATTCATGAACTCCTCTTGCTTAGAAGAGGGGCACTTGTAATCAACTGTGAAAATAACGTTTGTATAATCACCATATAAAGGTACAGGATTAATACTGCCGTTGGTTTCGATGTTAACGAAATACCTATTCATAGCATTAAGCAGTTCCGTTAAATCTTGCAATAGCGGTTCACCACCTGTGATGGTTACATTGTAATTACCATAACCATCGACCACTTGCATAATTTCTTCAACAGACATTTCTTTACCGCCGGTAAAGCTGTATTCGGTATCGCAGTAAGAGCAACGCAAGTTACATTCAGCTAGTCGAATAAATGTACATAATTCACCAGCTCGTGTACCTTCGCCCTCAATGCTGCTAAATATTTCAATCACGTTCATATGTTGCAATGTTCCCTTCTGTTTCTTGTACTTCTACCTTGTAGCAGCACTCACCTAACTGGTCGCATATCCATTTAGCCATGTTTTCTGCAGTAGGGTTAATATCACCTACTACATCATTAATATGAGCATGGTCTAATCTGTCATGAATAGCACGTTTAATGTGAGTAAAGTCCATAATCATTCCATTATGATTTAGCTCCTTACTTTTCATAAATACTGTTACTATCCAATTATGGCCATGCAGGTTTTGACATTTACTTTCATAGTCTAAATTCAGTCTATGACTACCTGCAATCTCCATTCGTTTTGATACATAATACATACATTTCCTCCTAATCTTGACTACCTGCTACGCTTTGATAGTCTAATTTGTTTAATAACGCTGATATAGCACAATCGGCCGTCCTAGGTAATGATTTTTCTTTTACCCCAAACAGCCGAGCTTGTTCCATATATTGTTGTCTTATTTCTTTATTATGATAGTTGATATGCATATTACCTTTTGATGTTCGACTAATACCAAACTGTAAAGGCGCTAGCCATGATGTACTATCTGCCGAGGTACAGAATTTATTCTGCTTCAACATTTTAAGATCCGTACAGCCTAATAAGTGAATATCAATTTCAGGCTTTTTATTCTTAATGTACCATGCTAGCCTATGCGTATCTTCTCTAAACGTTTTAGGGTTTGTAATACGCAACTCAGGAACACTAATCGCGATATACTCGGCAAATTCAATTAAGCGGTCTAACCCTTTACGGCCATCTTCTTTGTGAAATACGTTGATTTGTCTATTCTTTAACTTATCACGCATCCTATACCGCAACTTCCAAGCATCTTCCGGAGATAATACCTTTTGACAATCGACTTCAACGCATGTCTGCTGTAAATCATTACTGTTAGTAAACTTAATTAATTTATCTTGCCAGTCAACTAAATCATCATATGTAAGCTGTTTATCTTTTGCAGCACCAAACATTAAGGTAAATAACCCACTATCTTGAATTACATGTTTAAACTGCAAATCTTTTCTCATCATTGGAGCATCAGATTTTAATGTAAAGTCGTCGGTTATTTTTTTGTTGACAATAAACGGATAGCAAGTGTACAAGCGATAATTCACTTCTGCTAACTTCAACCCAACAATGCTATTAAAGACATTATCTGAACCAGCAAAATGGATTTTGATGTTGTTTCCGAACAAGAACGGCACCTCCGTTTGTATCTTCAATTACTTTGCAATAAGTTGCCGTTGGATATTCCGCCATAAGCCATTCAGCAATATGTTCACATGACATACCTTCGAATTGTGCATATCCTAAACTATCGCCGAATTCTTTTAAAATACGGTCCTTAATAATTCGTTGTTCATCGATGAACTCAATTTCACGATTAAGATCCACAACCGGAATATGCATTCTGATATTAAACATATGGCGATGTTTATTTCTTAAATAAGCGTATTGAGCAGGTGCATCTTCCCAATAGTGAAAGCCTTCTACCGTTACATTACATACAATAAAACTATCCATATTACACCTCATACACAAATAAATTAGCATCTAAATAATCGATAAGTTGTTGATAGTTTTCATCATCACATACAACCTTGACAACTTTTCCGTTATCTTCTTGTGCTGGTTTATCGTCTTTATCTTGCTGTGCTTCTTCTTCATCAAAGAAATCTGTTCTTAACTCATCTGCATTTAAGAAACCAAAATCTTCCATATCGATGAAATTAATATCTTTTAATTCATCAACTAAAGCACTCAAGTCCCATGTAGCAATCTCACTAACTTTATTGTCAGCTAATCGAAACGCTTTAATCTGCTCATCGGTAAGATCATCAACAATAACACACGGAACATCTTTAAGTCCTAACTGTTTAGCAGCCAATAACCGAGTATGTCCACAAATAACAACGTTATCACTATCAATAACAAGAGGAACCTTGAACCCAAACTCTTTGATAGAGTTCGCTACATATTGAATAGCTTCTGTATTGTTACGAGGGTTATTTTCATATGGTACGAGTTTATCCACTGCAATATTTACAATCTCCATATTCTAACTCCTTTCTTTATTTTTACATACAAAAAGAGCACCCCATGAGTAAAGGTGCTCCTTTTGCGTAGATGTTTTCTGTTTATAAGAGAGTGAAAGTCCACATTTTGGCAATTCGCCTTTTGTTGACATCTATATGATATCACTGTCAATAGGGTGCACTCAATAGCATTTTAGGTGCACCTGGTGCAAATTTTGTTCACATGGCGTTAATATAGATGCAATTAGGTGCACCAAACTATGTATTAATGCAGTGATTATCTATATTTTTATGGTAAACATCAGACCACAAGAATTATTTCAAGTTTTTTTCGTAGAACGCTTCTTCCGCCCTACGGAGTAGTCTTTTGATGTAATTGATTGAGTTGTTCGGCATGCCTAAGCTTTTGTAAATTAGCGATATAGCGTAAATATCACGCCTATTAATGTATCGTTCAGTAAGTACAGCTCTATATTTAGGGTCGCTAATATTAAAGATGCACCTCATCACATCGAGTTCACACTCAACCGCTTTTTCTTTTAAATCGAAAATTTTCGATTTAAGTTCGGTAAGTTGATGAAATTGTTCCATGATGCCTACTTCACCGCCGCCACCTACGCTATCCCCTAGAGAGCTTTTAGGCAGACCAGCTGGCCCCATTCGTTTTTGTAAGAGTTCTAGTTGTGCATGTAACGCTTGCTCTTCTAGGTAATAGTCATTGATTCGCATAATATACTCCCTAGCTTTTCTGCGCTGTATTTCTTTAGTAATCTTCTCCATACTAACCCCTTTAACGAGAACACAATATTCCTTATTTTTTAGTGCTGCCAAACCCACCAGTACGCTTTGCAGTAGCAGTATCTTTATTGACAACCCTATACGGCATAATAATCAGCTGTGCTAGGCGTTCGCTAGATTTGTAATAGAACGGTTCATCACCCAAGTTTCTAATAGGTATCATGATATGACCTTCATTATCATCATTGTTGTAGTAGTCAGCATCGATAATACCTGTACCATTAGCAAGCATGACATCGTTATTAATACCCACACTAGATCTCAAATGTAGTTGAATATGTTCATCGTAGTTCAATCTGCATTTGATACCAGTAGGAATGAGTTTTGTTTGATGTGGTAACACCACACCAGTTTCATAAGGTTTAACGTCATATCCAGCTGCATATTTTGTTTTTCTAACAGGCAAATCAGCATTTTCATATCCTGTTACATTCTCAAATTGATTTTCATTCATTGTTAACACTTACTCCTTAACATAATCACCAATTCGGTATTTCTTTGTTTCAAAAACCACCAATGCATTATTTTCGAACCCATATTTCTTCTCCCATGCTTGGAATACTTTTGTTAATTCTTCGCTTAGTTCGTCAATATGCTCTTTCTTTACATCGTTCAAATAATCGTCCGACCATTCTTTAATTTCATCATCCATATCATATTCAATTAAATTCCAAAGTACTCGTTCACTATCAATCTTTGGAACGTAATAACAAGGGTGTCCAACACGTACCCATTCAATATCACAATCGCGAGCAACATCATCAAGATAACTGATGTATTCTAAATAATCCGCTATTGCATCTTTAATACTATCTTGCGGTATGCCAACGCTTCCATTGTCCACCCAGCAGTATTTTGTTTTATCTTGTTCGAGCATTTTTAATAACCTCGTTTCTTCAAATGACTCCATACTGTGCTTGTAGACCTATCAACCTGTTCAGCAATAGCACTTAATTTAAGGCCTTGTTTTCGCAACTTGATAGCGTCCTCAATCCATGTATCAGGTTCTTTTCTTGCCATTCGCATTTTTTGACCACATGAACCGCTACATGTTTTATTTATATTTCTAAGTCTATATTCAACTTTGTATGATGTGCCACATACTGGACATATCTTTTCAACAAAATGATTAGGTATTCTATCAGCTACATCATATTGATGTGCTTTTACTGGTTTAACATTTTTCGGTTTCACTTTGTCTAATGAATTTACTTTCCATATCGGCAAATGTTCTAAAAACTGCGGAATATTATTCATGATATTTCCTTTCACCGGAACATTTAGCAATTATTAATAAGCACGTTGTAACAATTCCTATACAGGCTCCAGCAATTAACCCTATCAAGAAAAAGACAAATGTCATTTATTTCTCCTCCCCCATATATCGTGCAATATGTGATGCTCTTCTGCTTTTATAATCTCAATTTCTGTTCGAGGGTTGTATTTATCAACGCCAACGATTTTTGAACCGTCATAGTTAACGATCCACATATCATCATCGATGATTTTTGCAGTGGTTAATATATCACTTGTAGCTTGTAACAGGCCGACCAAATCAGGCCAAGAACGTTCATTAGGCATGTAATAGCGGCACCTAACTATAACCGGACCAGGTACATATGCGCGTTTTCTGAAGAATTGAAGCTGTTTTAAGCTGTCTTTTTCATAATCACAAAATGCTTTTGATGGTAAGACTCGAGGATATTTTCCGTGATACACAATACGCGAACTATTTTTTTTAGTTGTTGGTCGACCATAAATTACAAGACTACTCATTTGAAATTATCACCTCACATATATTTACGATTTAATTTTCTAATTTAAGCTATGAATAAGGCTCAATTCGGCGTGTGTAATTCTTTTTGTGAGTGTTTTATCGTTACACATATTAAATCACCATACAGAGCGAATAATTAAATTTCGCTATCACTTAAAGGCTTTCGTTTTGACTCACCTCTTAATAGTAAGACAAACGATGAGCCTTTTAGCCTGTCATAGATACGGCTGTCATAGCCTTGTTGTATCTGTTTCATAGTTAAATTCGTTGTAATGATTGTTGCTTTGCAAGACTCAACCCTATCCGCTATGATTGAGTCTACCTTGTTAGCAACCCATTTATTTTCATATTCGGCGCCAAAATCATCTAGAACTAATAAAGGCGTATTACGAATACGATTTTCAAAGCGAATATAATCGCTAGTGTCCCCTTTACTCAATGAGAGCAAGGTGTCGAGCAAGCTCATCATCGAAATAAGGTAGCCGTTATATCCCTCATCAATCGCTTTTCGTAAAATGCTTATAGCCAGCGACGTTTTACCAGTACCAACAGGGCCTAACAATATTAAGCCGTTGCCTTTACTAATATGGTCGCGAATATGTTCTGCGTACTTAAAGGCTTTGCTATATGTTTCTCTATCTTTAGTAGGTGCTCCATACGCCTTTAACTTATCAAATGTCATGGTCTTGTATTTGTCTTTAATGCCATAAACTGATAGATTAACATTTCTTTCAACTACAACAGGCGGAGCATATACAGGTTGATAACACTCATAACCAATCTGCGGTTTCTTTGGACCAGTCGATTTCGGTATCGTCTGCTTTTGTTTTAGCCTTTCGAGTTCCGCTACTACGTTTATTGGCTCCATTTGCAGCCTCCTCTCTTATTTTGTTATTCAATATCGCTGTAATGTATGCAATGCTAGCTTTTCCTGCTTCACTAGCTTTACTAATAGCCGTGATAACTTCATCTTCACCAAAGTCATTAACCAGGTATTCTAGTTTCTCTTTTGTGATAGATGAAATTTCACCAACATCATTCATATAAATTTTGAACACGTTTTTATACGGATCTTGTTTGTTAGGATTTTCATCAAACATGGTTAACACATTTTCAGAATTTTCGTTTTCGCGAGCGTCCCCATATGAATATGAATATGAATCATTATTCTTTTCTTTTCTTTTCTTTTGTTCGTTTTGTTCAACGGTCGTTCGATTTTGTTCAACGGTCGTTCGATTTTGTTCCTTTTTGCGACGAGCTTCACCGCTTTTAATGCCTGCTAACCTACGTTGTTCTTGCTTTTTTTCGTATTTACTTTTTCGTTCTTCTTGACGTCGAACTAAACTCGGAGACCAAAAGTATTTATCATCACATTCTAAAAGTTCAAAATCTGAAATCAACGAATTTATGAACAAAAACGATTTATTTGAACAAAAAAAGTTACGTTCGTTTTCGTTCAACGGTCGTTCATTTTCGTTTAACGGTCGTTCATTTTCGTTCAACGGTCGTTCATTTTCAGCATTCATTCCTAATTCTTTGTCTAGCGCAATAAAGGTATATTTCTTAAAAGGTAATTTATAGTCTTCTGAAATGGCTAGCTTTTCAATTAACAACCACCACCAGGCATATGAAATAGTCCCATACTCTGACATCATCGCAACTATTTTAGGGTCAGTACTAGCGTTAACATCGTGGCTAAAATAATATGGTTGATCCTTTGCCATTGTTACCCCCTAATAGAACAATTCATCATGCTTAACGCCTAACACATCAGCCCACATAAAACGCTTTTTATCAAACGTAATAGGCTTGCCGCTTAGATATAAAACCAAAGCACGTGGAATGGTTTGAGATTTGTTGCTAAACTCCATAAGTGTTAGCTTTTTCGCCTCTAACGCCCTAATAAACACATCAAATTTAACTCGCACAATATCACCCCTTTTCTTGATGTACAATCACCAGCTTCCCTGTGGCTGCTTGTACCGCTTTTTTAAATTCTGCTTCATTGGAGTTCTCGTTTGATAAATGGATAAGGTGTATATCTTTACACTTCGATAAGTCCATTGATTGTAGAAATTTAATTACGTTTTCGAGTGCAAAATGTGATTTAACTAACCTTTCCATACGTTGTTTAGATAGTTCATCATCATACACTCTATTCTTTAATATTTCGTAAGAATGATTACACTCTACGAGGATGTGATCCACCCCCTTAAATGTGTAACGGCAATAATAGGTATCAGTGATGTATAAAAGTTTTTCTTCTCCGTCGGTTATTAAAAAACCAACATTAGGCACATCGTGCTCTAATTCAAAAGGTAAAACTGTAAATATACCAACTTTAACAGCTGTTTTAGGTTTAATCTCTATCCATGTTCGAGCGTCTAATGCATGAACAGCTTGTGCAGTATCTTTTGTCATATATACTTTGTGGCCTAATTTTAACCAATCACTAACCGACATTGAGTGGTCGCCGTGTTGGTGAGTTATTAGAATACCGTTTAAATGCACAAAATTATACCTACAAGCTCTTTGAATATCTTTAAAGGGTAAACCTATATCAACCAATATTTCATCGCCGTTTACGCTTGATTTTAGTCGGTAGCAGTTCCCTAAGGAGCTACTACCGAAACATTCAATACTAATCATTCACCGAACATCTCATTTGCGTTTAATACTTCACCAGTTTCTTTATCAATAAATTCTGATGTACCAGGTTCAATATCTATAATTTCTGCATTTGCGTTGTGTTCGATAGTTGTAATTGCATCATCTAATACATCGCTGACATTACCTTCAACATCGATTGCTTCATCAGCTGTTGGTAACCCCATAGAAATTTCAGGTGCAGTTGTACGGATCAACCAAGCAGCTGCTCGATAGCGTAACATTTGGTCCGGCATTGTTCTCCATTTAGAGCCTTTCTTGTCATACCATCCCTCCGCTTTTGCAATCGCGATGGTTACTTCAGGGCCAGCTATAATTTCGTCGCTTCCTTTTTCTCGAGTATAAGCGACAACACCTTGGCTATCGGTTCCTTTTTTACCAGTTTCTTTATATTTAATAGCTTCAAATCTACCGCATTGATTAAATGTAGCAATTAAGAATTTAGAGGACCAACTAGGGTTGCCATACACTACATATAGATTTTGCATTACCATTAATGGACTAGCATTAATGCGGACCGCCATTTCTAATGCGATACAGGCATTACCAAAATTTTGAGGGCCTCTAAAGTTATCAGGCACTAAACTGGACTCATTAAACATTTTTGCTTGCCGTTGTAATAATTCAAAACTTGCTACCGAATTAAAATTAGCGGATACTTCATTTTTCTTTGTTGTGATTTCGTTTGCCATATTGGACCTCCTATGCAACTGTTAATTCTTGAAATGTTGCGTCTACGAATAATTGAATTACTTGACTATGACAATGTATAAAGTTAGTTACCGCCTCAGCATTGTCTATAAATACAGGTGCAGTAACGTTATAGAATTTAGTTAACGCATTAATAATGTCGAGCCCTACGTTCATACGAGCAGCATTATTCATGCTACGGTATGGAACGCCTTTATAAGTTGTTTCACAACATTCTTCAATATTGCCATTTACTAACACGTTGAACATTTTAAAGCAAGCATATTCAAAGTGGCTGTTGATAGATTGTTCTAACATATCAACTTTTGCTTTTATAAATTCATCCATAAGGAACATGGCTTCATCTAGCTCGTTCTTATCATTGGCTAGTTGTTGCTGTTTTCGTTCCAGTTCCTTAACTCTTTCATCGATAGTTTCAATCAACTCATGCTTATTGAGTTCATCAACGAGTTGAGTGCGTTTAGCTTTCATCTCATCGATGTCCTTATTGATAGCTTCATAGGAATTGGTTGTATCGGTATCATCGAGTTCAGACTCTAATAAAAATAGTTGTGCTTGTAGATCCATATATACAGAATCTTTATTAATATCAGGCTGTTCTAGTTCCTCATAGGCCTTAAATTTACGTTCGTAATCTTGTTGTTGCTCTTCAACTTGATTCGTTAAGCCATCAATTTTAACAGCAACGATTTCTTCTTGTTCGATGTAAGAACGTTTCATGTTTTCTGCACCATCAATTAACTTTTGCCATTCCTCAAGGTTAGCAGCCTTTTGCATGTTAAATGCTTGTTTTAGGCTTTCTCTTTTATCATCAAGATACGGCTGACCACATGTAGGGCAGTTCACATCGTCAAATTCTTGAGCGTTAAAAGCGTTAAATTCTTCTTTTAATTTTTCAATTCGCTTATTTTCACGTTCAATGTCTCTACCTGTTTCGTAGTTATGATCCGCAAGTCTATCTCGTTCTTGTTCAATAGACTTTAATTTATTTAATGCAAACTCATATTCACCACGTAAGCGAGTTTTCTCTTTATCATAGTCAGATAATACCTGGTTTCGTCTTTCATCGATTGTACGCTTAATACTACGAATTTTAGACTTAACCTCGGTTTCTTTTAGGCCGTTCTTAATAACAGCAACTTCCTCTTCAAGTTGATTAATACCAGTGTTAAACGTTTCAATATCAGCTTTTAATTTATCTTTGTCTGACTGCACCTCCGGTTTATTACGAATGGCCTCATCGATTCGTACCGGTATCATATCGAGTTCTTTGTTAATAGCTGTTTTTTTAGCAGCGACTATTTTTTTATGTTCTTCAACAGTACGGCCGTTAAGAATGGATAATAATTTTCGTAGTTCGCCATGATTACGAATTACAGTTTCATCATCAACATTACCGCACATTTCAAGAAGCAACTTCCGACGATTTTGCCAACTGTACTGCTCATTGAAATATAAAGGGTTTGTGATAAGTTTAAATACATCATCACTAATTAGGTTGTTGATATAAGCCTTATATTCTTTCTCTTTAACAGGTACATCATTAATGAAATAATCGGTAGTATGGCCTGTAAGTTTTGTATCACCACCACGAGGGTTACTATACTTTTCACGATATACACGCTTTAACGTGAATTGTGTTCCATCATCGTTACTGAACTCACCTTCAACTTCATGATTGACTTTATGAATCGGCTCGCCGTTTACAAGCGTTTTAATTTCAAAATCACTTCTATCTAGGCTGTCTTTGCCAAACAGTAACCAGCACATACTGTCGAATACCGTTGTTTTCCCTGTCGCATTATCACCAAAGATGATTTTGTTTTCTCCGTCAAATTCAAAACTAGATTGACGAATGCTTTTAAAATTAGTAAGCGATAGCTTTAATAGTTTCATTTCTTATCCCCCTTAACTGACATGTGCTTCTATATCTACTGTATGGGGCTGTATCTTTAACTGATTAGCCCATTTCATAACAGCTGTATTAATTTGTTGATTTTCTGATACTCGCTTATTAGCAAATAGTTTTGCTTGTACGAGTTTAGCGAATTTGTTTTTACCGTTCTTATTAAGCTCAAGACATGCAATCGGTTTCATAGCATCGTCGGTTACTACCACAATAGCTACGGAACCTTTCATCACACTATCCTTATATGAACCAACACAATTATTTAATGATTTACCAACGTTTAATAGGTCGGCCGCTGTCTTAGGTATCATAAAGTGCATACCGTCAATATCTGCGTTAAGTTTTTCAATCATAGGTAGATTTACATCACCATATTCTTGCTTATTGTAGATATTCACTAACAAATCATGGAATTTCTTTAACTTGCACGGTTGACTCCACACCAGCTCCCTATATTTAGGCTTTAAATCTAAATACATGTTTGGTATATCTCTGATTTCAGAATAATCAGCACTTAATAAGTAATTAAGAACACCAGTTTCACCATGTCGGTCAATTAACTTAGACCACATATCCTTAACCAGTTGAGTAGTAACAGCCATTGCATCTCTAATACTTTTAGCGGTTAATACCTTTCCTGTATAAGGACTTCTATAATGTGGCGAGTTCATTAATTCAACGCTATCAGTCCTATCAAGCGTTAATATAGTTCTGCGAATGTTCTCATCTTTAAATAGATTTAATACGTTCGTCATATTAACTGCCATAATGTCTGTACTCATGGCTTTTCTTAATGATCTTGAATTTGGGGAGTGATATTGTTTCATTAAAGATTGAACAAAGTTCATACCTTTCTTTGTGTCCTCAAATACACAATCACTAAATGGAATATGATGTTTAAGACAATAGTTATCGCTCCAACGGTTAGTGCTTTCTATTATCTTCGGAAGTGGTGGCATGTCAGGTGCTGCTATTTTAAAGGCCATATTAATAAGCATCGTTGAGAAATAACCGCCCTCTTCGTTAACACCTGGAGGAATATATACTCCTTTTGATTTAAAGCCGTATGTTTCTTCTAACCTTTTTTCAAATGCAGTTCTTAACGTTTTAAATACTTCATTTAAACGCTTTTTATTAATGCTATGAACAGCATATGAACTACCTAGATAAGTTAACACTGGCATAATACCGTATTCTTCGTATCCATCACCTCGTAGATACGCAATAGATATTTCATGTCGATTTCTATCACAGTCGATGAATATTGCACATTTCTTTTTAAAGTCATATCGCATAGTTTCACAATATGTCTTTTCTTCGCTTTTAGTACCATTCATAAATAACTGGATACCACGATACTTAATTCTTAAATCAAGGAAATTCTTATAATTAATCACCTCAATAAACATCGAAATTGGGTAAATTTTCTCTTCTCTGTGAGAAGAGAAAACCTTATGCACATCAGGCGATGAGTGAACACCACATTTAGGGCATGTATAATATTTCGCTGCCGTGGTGTAGCCGTTAAAATAGTTATATTTTCTATCCCATTGGCCACCGAACGTATGACCGCAGTCAAAGTGATATATAGTTGTATAGTCGCAACTCCATTGCGTTTCTAAAACGATAGAGTCAAACATTTTAGGAATGTTTATATAGTTTAAATACTCCATACTATATCACCGCCTATTAATCACCAAACATATCGAATACATCATCGGACGTATTTTCCTCTCTTGTAAGTTCTTCAAAAGTTGGAACAGGTTTAGACGCTTTCTTAGCCTTAGTAGATTTTTGTTTTTCTACTGTCTCGCTACTATCTTTCTTCTGTCCGTCTTCTGTCTTTTTACTGTCTTTTTCTACAAGTTTGATAGCATTGAGTATTGTCTGTGATACAGTTTGATTAGTTTCACAAAAGTCGATGGCTCTTTGATATTCAATTGTGTTTTCAGGATCCAGTTCCATTGCTTTGCGTAGCACCTCGATTTGAGGTGCTACATTATCAACTACTCTTTTAAAATCATTAACGTATGCCATTGTGGTACTCCTATCTCTTAATTCATTAACTCTTTTAATTCATTAATAATTACATCAGTTAACGCTGTGGATGTAGGTTTATCTACGCCGTTATTTTGGAAAATTTTGAGGGCTGCCATAGCTCGCTTTTTATCGCTCCCCATCCACGTTTTGAACTCATTCCAAAATTCTTTAGGGTCAAATACTTCAACTTCATCAATAGACAATTCTTCGGTAGGTTGATTAATTTCGTTGCCGTCAAAATCAGTAACAGGCACATTGTCAGGCTCGATAGATACGTTTTCAATAATTTCTTTTTCAACCCTAGCACCAGGAGTTGGTTTTTTAGGTTCTTCTACTTCAACTGCTTTTTCTATAACAGCTTCAGCTGGTTCAGGTTTAATTTCGGCTTTAGTGTCAGCTGACACCTCAACCACTTTAACTGGTTCTTTATGTTCAATAATTGTTGGTTCAGGCTTTCCGTTCATTAATTCATTGTATTCTGCGATTTTCTTTGCAAGATCTTTAGGGCTTTTAAATTCGATTGAAAATTGGTTCATGATGTTACTCCTTTTCTAAATACGCTTTAATAGCTTTCATTACTTCTACAGTTCTATCGATATAATCAACTATTTCAACAATTGGAGTTATTTTTCTCTGTTCTTTTAGGTATTCAATTCGTTCAGTTAAATAACTCATTGTCATCCAGCCATAAGGAGTAGGAAAATTCCCCACTCTGTCATAACAGGCTTTAATAAACCACGGCTCTATGATTTCGCCGTTTAGCTTTAAGGTTAGTTCTTCTATTTTCATTATTTAGCCTTCAATTCGTTAACTTCTTTAGTTAACGCTTCAACAAGTTTTTCAAGCTGACTGATACGAGCGTTTTCACCTTTTGCTTCCGCTACATAGTCAGAACCTTTACCAACTTTAAAAGCGATGTTTGCAGTAAATTGCTTTTCAGCACCTAAACTCATGCCGATACCAAACATTGTTCTTTCATTAGGACGGTAGAAAGCACCTAGTGCTACTGCATTACTGCTTCTATAATGTCCGTAGCTAACAGAATAGGACGCTTTGTCATCCTTATTAAAATCTAATGGATGTAAGCCTGCCAAAGCTGCAGAGCTGGCTCCTAGTTTGTTCAAACGTTGATTTGTTGTATTAATTTCATTTAAACTTTCTTGACTTTGTGCTTTTAGTTGTCGCATGTTAACTGCATCAGTATCGGCAATTCCATCCGCTACATCATGAATTTGTTGATTACCAGCAGTAATATTTTGAGTTGTAAACTCAATATGTTTGCCATTGCTATCAGCGGTCATGCCATCCATATTGAATTGAGCATTGTCTAAATTGTCTGTATTTTCTACTTTGAAGCCATTAGCCCCATAATCAGAGTTAATTTCTTCGTTAAATACATGGCTACCATTCTTGCCAATATAGTTATGTTGTTGATCATTAACCGTGCCAAATTGAACGGAATTCATGTTAACTAAGTCTTTATTTACATGAACCGCGAACTCTTTACCACCATCAATATTTGTTGATTGTGTAACCGTTGTATTTGTTCCTTCGGCAACGGTAGTAAATTTAAGAGCATTAATTACCGAATTAAGTTGAGAACCGTTGATTGCGTCGGTAGATGTGCCATCCACTCTACCTGCTGCCACGTTGGTTAGTGTTCGCTTATAGTATTGAACACCACTATTACCAGCTTTATTATTAGCTCCAATTGATACAGTACTGTTAGCTACTCCACCTGCAAAGTCATATTTTTCACCATTTATGTAAATATGATTGGTAGATACTACTTCTTCTGTAGTTGAGTTAGTTCCCAACGCTACAGAGTTTTGCACATCAGCTACGGTATTATTACCGAGTGCTAAACTATCTACTGCCACCGCTTGACCATGAGAGCCTAAAACCGTAGCTCCTTGATTTTTAACAGTATTGTTAGAACCAAAAGCCAACATTTCTTTATTAGAGCCTTGAGCCTTGTTGTTATAACCAACAACTACACCGTGACCACTTGCGACTGTTCCATTATTTGAACCAATAACTGTAGCGTTTTCTGCGTTAACTGTATTAGTTCGACCTAATACTACTGTTGACTCTCCGTTTGCGTATGCACCATTACCAATAGCAATAGTGTTATATGCAGCAGTACGAGCTTGACTGCCGATAGCTACTGTATATTCAACAGTAGCTTCCGCATGTGCTCCGTAGGCGAAGCTATCACGTCCTAACGCTTTACTATCATTACCGCCTGCAAAAGAATTCGTGCCAGCTGCGATATTATTTTCACCAAACGCTACTGCGTTGTTACCGCCTACTGTATTTTGATAGCCTACAACACCAACGCTTTTTGCGTTATTTGTTACTGTGTTATTAGTACCACCTACGAAGTTATTATCAGCAGCTAATACGTTAACTGCTAATGCACTGATTGCTAATGTTGTTACTATTACTTTTTTATTTGTATTCATTGTTAATCTCCTGTGATATAATCAAATTGGTTAATTTTTAACTGTGGACGTTCTACTAATGCCAGTTAGTGGACGTCCTTTTTTAGTTCATGGAACATAATGCTAATAGCTGCGATAACAGATACGATTAATAAAGCCCATGTATCAGAGGTTAATTCGTAGCCTTGCACATCGGAACCTTCAATAATTCCATATGATGTGATACATAACATCGCCGATACCCATTTCATCTGTTTCACCTCCTTTCAAATTTCGTTAACTAGCACCAACATTTCGCTAGTTGCTTTTCTGATTTTTTGCTTTAACTCGTCATTTTCTGTGGCGAGTTTTTTATTTTCTAATTTAAGTTGCCGATAGTTGTAAGGTGTGAACTCATCTTCAATACCTATGAATGCGTACACATCCTTTACATTAAATAGCACTCTACCGATATTCTTTATTGCTGGTAATTTACCGCTATTTCTTAATTCATATATCGTTTGTGGTGTTACTTTTAACAGTTCAGCAACTTCATTTACTGTATAGACAAGATCCATAATCAAATACCTAATAATGCTTTAATTTCGTAGCAACGATTTAAAAATGAAACCAATATCCAACGTTCTTTGGTTGTTGCTTCAACGTTGTTCATAATGATTGCTACCGCGTTTTCAAATCGCACTATCAACTTTAAGAAATCTTTTTTACTTTCACCCCAGTTAGTAATAATGATTAATCCGTATCGTTCATACATTTTCACAACTTCTTCGTCTGAAACGAATTGCCAAAACTCATTTTTCATTTGTTTACCTCCTAAAATTTAAACACCAGTTTTTCGCCATCCCATTCACCTGGCGTATGTTTTTTCAAACCTAACCGAATTAACTCATCTCTTATATCTCGCTTTTGCGAAATTATTATTCTTGAAGCCAATCGGTTATAGTCTTGGATGTAAATCACATCTTCTTGATTAAACTCATTAATTGGATATACATATATAAGCCGTTTCTCTTCGCTTATACCTATCTTTAATCCCTGTGGTTCACCCAATGTTCTAAACGCTGCAATGTTTAACAAAACTGCTGTCTTATGTACTAGAAACATCGGTCCACCATTAGGACCACTTGAGAAAAACTTATAATTCATATCTTTAGGTGTATCATTCATACTTTCACTCCATAATGTTTATGTTTTATAAACTAATTAAGTAAAAAAATATCCTGCATATTTAATTTAGGGTCTAACTCTCTAAATATAGAGAAAATAGTTCCCATTTCAAACATGTTAAATTTTCTCCTTCCATTCTCTTTTTGTGAATAACTCCCCTTGGTTATATTTAGTTTTGTAGCTATATCCTTTTGTGTTAATCCGTATTTATATCGCAAATTTATCAGCTTTTCATTTTTCATTTCATCACCTCATTTCACTATGTTTATATTTTGTAAACTCTTTATGAGTTTATTGTAGTTTATGTATTGTAAACCGTCAAGTAAACTTTTTATAAAAGTTTACGTATTACATATTTATTTTTTGTTTATGTTTTAGTAACATATACATAGGAGGTATACGATATGAAAACTTTAGGATGTCGGTTAAAAAGTTTAAGAAAAAATATGCAATTAACTGGCGAAGAATTCGGTGTAAAAATGAACGTATCAAAGCCGACGGTATCGTTATGGGAGTCTGATAAAAGAACACCAAACGCGGAAATGTTACAAAAAATCGCTAATTTTTTTGATGTTAGCGTAGACTATCTAATCACTGGTAAAGAGTCTACTTCTACCAAATATGGCTACTATCGCGACCCAGAGGCTGCAGAATATGCCGAATACCTCCGAACACGACCAGAAGCAAAATTGCTATTTTCCGCCTCTAAGGATATGAGCAAAGAGGATATGGAAGAGGTTGTGAACTATATAGAATATTTAAAGTCAAAGCATAAATAAATATTGTTCTATGACAATTTAATATTCGCACTTCCACCACACTTTATGGTATTATTTAGAAAAGGAGTGAAAATCTATGAAAACAATTATGATTAACACTGTTAAAAATGAATTAAACCGTATAAATAAAGTGATGGAAGCCAACAAAGAAACAAGCAAACAAATTTCTAAGGAGGCAAACAAATGGGGAAAAATAACACTTCCAAATCACAATCTAGCGAATCGATTCAAATTAAACCAGAATTAGTCGATTTTCTATATATAGATACGGAAAGAGTTGACTCTTATATATCACAAATAAAAAATGGAACCCTGCGAAGTATTAGTAAAACTAATTCAACTTTGCAGGGTTCTTCTAATAATGCTGGTATTTCAGTTGATGTCAAAGTAGTAAAAGGTAATATTGGTAATACCGAACAAGTAGACAATACAATTTCATCAACAGAAAATTATGATCCTTTTCATAAGCAAGTTATCGATTTAATTAATTCACTTGAATACGATGAAATTAATCCGAATGTGAACTGTGAAGCTCAACTCGGTTTCATAACAGGTTCATTAGTAATTAGAAATCTATCTATATTTACAGATATAGTGCCTGTAGTATTCAAACATAAAAATGTATTTGGGTCTATAGATAAAGCAGCAAAAGACAATTTAAATGCTATGTCTGATTTAATTAAGGCTGCTCCCAGTACAATAGATTTAACAGTAACAACAATAACAGGTGATAAAGTATCAGGTACAATCATTGAAGAGTATTTAAAAATTCCAATGGGTAGTATTCTTAAAAATTATGGTACATCACTACCGGGAAATTGGGCTGTAATTGGAATATTTGACACTACTACACCTTCAGTTATATCTGATGACCCTGAATACCAAGCTACCGTAGAAGGTATGGTTGATACATATTCAGAAACACTAAATAATTTTTTTGCTACATCAAAAACAAAAGTTATACCGTTAGTAATTTTTAGAATTATCAACATGTAATCATAAAAAATCATAGGGAGTTGTTGTATTGTGATTGTAAATGTTATTCATTGTGGCCTGCCTAAAGGTAAGGCCACAACTTCTACTACTAATGAATATGGGGTATATATTGTATATGTTAATCGTGATTTAACAGGGAATGAATTGCGAACAGAATTATCACACGAATTACGTCATGTCATTAATGATGATTTTAACAAAAATCATCATGTAAACCTAATTGAACACATGGTGAGAAATAGCACATCTAACAATGATTTTGAGGGCGTGGACTTCTACCATCATTATTTAAATAAGGACGATGACATATTTTAGCCTAATAGGCTTTTTCTTTTGATTAGTTTTATCGAACATTTATTTGTTCTTTTGGAGATTGCTATGCAATATAACTTTACTGTTCGCAAAAAAGACAAAGGTTATCAAATTATTGTAGGTTTTAAAATAGGTCGTACATGGAAGCAGAAATCAAAGCAAGGTTTCAGTACGCAACGTGAAGCCAAGGCATATGGCGAGCAGATTTTAGATGAAATAAAAAAGAACGTCATATCACCGCTTGACGATACAATGCAGGATATAACGTTCATAGACTTTTATTCAGTTTACATGAATGAAAAGCACGAGCTATCGATCAATTCACGAAGAACATACGATAATATAATATATAAAGACTGTACAAAACTTCATAATATGATGATTAAGGATATTAATCACAAGGATATTATGAACGTATTAGTTAACTCTAATAAATCTGCAGCAAGTAAAAACCTTTGCATTGTATTATTAAAAGCTATATTTAAGCACGCTATATCGCCGTATAGGCTAATTAGAGATAATCCATGTGCTAGTATTAAGAAATATAAAAAAGCGTCAAATAGCGATGTTAATACGATTAGCAACGAAGATATGGATACACTATTTAATAACATTAAAGATAAATACCCTATTTATTATCTCGTATGCTGTATCGCTCGCTATACTGGAGCACGCTATGGTGAAATTGTCGGTTTATGCTGGGAAGATATAGACTTCAACAACAAAACAATATCGATTAATAAGCAATGGTCTCGCAAGACGGATTATGAACACGGCTTTAAAACACCTAAAAGCGTTAACAGTATTAGGACTATTCCTATACCTCAAATACTAATAGATGAGTTAAATAGTATTAGTAGTAATAAAACTGGTCGCATATTCGATTTTAAAAATAGCAGTACATCACGAGTGAATTATATTATAAGCAGGTATCTGCAAGATAAGACTATTCATATGTTTAGGCATACCTATGCTACCTCCCTACTAGCTAATGGAGTTGATATGCAAACCGTAGCCAGCTTATTAGGAGATGGACTGAATACAGTGATTAATACCTATATTCACTATTCACAAGAAATGCGAAATAATGCTGCCAAAAGCGTTGAAAATATCTTTAGTAAATAAAATTTTTGACGTATATATGACGAAAAGAGGAAAAACCCTTATTTTATCAAGGTTTTTCCTCTTATTTTTATAACTATCATATTATACCACAAAACATCTAAAAAAACACGCCTATAAGCTATGCTATAAGCGTGTTTTATTTGTGTTAT